TTCACCTGATGTAAACGTTGCAGAAACATTAGAATATGATGGAACGGACTGGACGGATACTTCAGATACTAATGATGAAAAATATTTTGCTATAGGAATGGGTACTCAGACCGCTGGATTAAGCGCTGGAGGTGAAGGTCCTGCAACAGATCAAAGTGAAGAATACAATGGTACAGGTTGGACCGAAGGAAATAATTTAAATACAGCAAGGGGAAATGGAGGAGGAGCAGGAACGCAAACAGCTGGACTAATTTTTGGAGGAGTAGGAGAAGTTGGCTCAACGGCTGTTGAAGACTATGATGGTACGACCTGGTCAACGGGTACTGCGATGTCTATCACTAGAGAAGGTCATCATGGCTGTGGTACTAATACAGCTGCTTTAGCGGCTTCTGGAACAGTAACAAATAATTCAAATCCGGCAAACACAGAAGAATATACTTTTGCAGCAGGAACACAGGATGTAACTTCATCTTGATGTTAAACAGATTTATGATAAAAGGAGAAATATGTCTTTATATTGTGTAGCAATTAATTGGGGAGAAGGCTTTATCACTCATGGTGATAGAGAAAAAGGAGTAATTCAAGGCTTTCCTGGAGATGTCTGGGTAGCTGATGATAACATGCGTCAATGGATGGCTAAAGTTAATGCTACTACTAAAACAAAGTCAGAGGCTCAAACAATTGTTACTGCTAAAGTCGATGAATATAAAGCAGCCTGGGATAATGATAATGTCGAAGGAGAAAGTTCGTCTGAAAAAATTGCAAGAGCAGGACCAAAACCTACAACTGTTACACTTCCTTGATTTTAATGTAAAAAAAGATATACTATAATTAATGAAAGAGAAAAGAGATATACAAACCGTTGCTTCCGAACAAGTTAGTCATCTTGATAAAATCTTAGATCAAAAAGACGTTGACGAATTCAGAAAACTTATTCCTGAGCTTAAGGATACCTGGGTTAAGAAACAAATGTTTAGAACTGAAACCGAAATGAGGTTTTCTGTTCTTAATGATGCTAAACATCCAACCGATGCTTCAAAGTATTGGCAAGCAGTCCGAGAACAAAATACTCATTTTGAAAATCTTATGAGACTTTCTTTTGATGCCCGTAAAAACGATATAGAAATTAAACAAGTTCAAAAGAAAATTACAGAAGAAAAAGATGAACTGGAACTTGAACTTCTTGAAGTAGAGCTTGACGAAAAAATCTACGCTAAAGCTAATATGGAGCTGGTGGCTAAGCATCGAATGAGGGAAGTCGAGCACTGGTCAAGACTTAAAAAAGAACTTACAGACAAAGATCCAAACTTTGATACTCGAAATGTTGATTCTCATCAACTTCATTCTTATGGATTGGCCTTTGTAAATAAAAAGAAAACTTTAACTTCTGGATCAAGCCAACCCGAAGTCTTTAATGTTTTAGGTCAAGCACAAACCATTGAACGATTAGAAGAAGAAAAAAAACTACAGCATAAGAAAAAAGAACAAATAGAAAAGTGATCAATACAATCTATGCGGAACTTCCAAGAGAAAGTATTACTTATGCCACGCGACCGGAATTTGTTAATGGAACTGAACAAAAATTTTATGACACTTTAAAAAAGTCTATAACTAAATCTGGAATGAAAGACCCTATTTTTATTTTTTATCAGAGTAAACGATGGGGAAATAAATTGAAAGTGATAGCAGGACAGAGCAGAATGGTCATAGCTGAAGAACTTGGTATTAAAATCATTCCCTGTATCATCACCCAGTTTGATGTAAAAAACAGTAAACTTAAAGGAAGAGTTTTAAATACTGACGAAGAGATAAAAAGTTTATTTCATGTACCAGAACATGTAGTTATTAGAAGAAGAGACGGCTGTGTATATTCAGCTTTATGTAATGTAGGTGGTGGCAGGTTTGTAGGGGAATATTATAAACTATATGAATGAACCAGATTTTAAATTCACATTTTTAGGTCAATCTATTTTACGCTATAAAGTTCCCATTGATATTGTAAAGGAGATTAATGAACTATACGAAAAATATATAAAAAAGAAAAAGCTTCCTTCTTGGGAAACACATCTGATAGGCAAAATCGAGAATGAACATTCTTTGTTTTGGAATTCTGCAGACGAAACAAAACACAAAAGACATAACTTCCTTTCTAAGGACGTACTTGATTTTTTTAAAACTACAATTTTACATTATTTAAAATGGAATAAAATTAAAGACGCACAATTTAAACTTAATTCTATTTGGGTTAATGAGATGAAAGCAGGAGAATATAATCCTATTCATGTTCATCAAGGTGATCTTTTCACAGGTCTTTCATCAGTCATGATTTTAAAACTTCCTAAAAGTTATGGCAAAGAATGGTCACGAAAAGATAGACCAACTAATGGTCAGTTAGGTTTCTTGAGCAATGGAGCGGGGCAATTTTATAAAACCGACTATGGACCTAACAATTTAAAGCCTGGGGATTTTTTTGTATTCCCTTATGATATTAGACATTATGTTAATCCTTTTCAAGGTAAAGAGAAACGAAGAACATTGTCCATGAATGCAGATGTTTTATATGATCCAATTCTGAATAATTCATTATGACCTTATTATTAGAACCTCGCTGGAAATCTTATATTGTTCAAACTACAGCACCCGTTTTGACTCCACAACAATGTGATGACGTTATTAAAATGGGCCAAGCTCAACCTAGTCGAGATGCCGGTGTAGGCATGGGAAAACCAGGGGATAAAAAAAGAGCTGGAGTAAATAAAAAAGCTCGAATTACAAAAATCAGCTGGATACCTTTTGATATAGGAAGACCTATGTATCAAATAATTGAACGCTGGATATTAAATACTAATGTTAATCACTTCGGTTTTGATGGAATAAAAATCACTGAGCAAGCTCAATATACTGAATATTTAAAAAGGGGTTTTTATGATTGGCACATGGATAGCAGTATAGAAATGTCTGCGATGCCAACAGTTAGAAAAATATCAATGACATTATTACTCAGTGACCCTAAAGATTTTAAAGGAGGAGAACTAGAGATAATTAAAGAGGGAAGAAAAATAAATTTAAAAAGAGGTTATGCTGTTTTTTTTGCCAGTTTTCTTAGTCATCGGGTTAAGCCCGTTCTTAAAGGCAATCGTAAGTCCCTGGTTATGTGGTTTGGAGGGCCTCCATTAAGATGAAACTTCAATTATGGTTTCCAACGGCTATTTATATAGAAGACTTGCCAAATGCTCTTGAATTAAATAAATATCTTATGAAGCATATCAAGCAATGGCATAAAAAAGACAAAGGGCTACAAAAAACTAATCGGGGTGGCTGGCATAGTACAGTCGATATGCAAAATAAAAAAGAATACAAGCCTTTAGTCGATGAATTATTATGCATGGCAACAGGGATAGGTCGAGAGGAAGGCTATACTCGACCCTTAGCATTAGGTAATATGTGGACAAATATTAATTATCCAGGATGTTTTAATAAAGACCATGTGCACCCTAATGCCCATTGGTCTGGAGTTTATTATATTAAAACACCTAAAAAATGTGGTAGACTACATATCGAAGACCCAAGAACAAGTGCTAACATGATGTTGCCTACTCAATTGCCTGTTGGTAAAATTCCAGAAAGGTTATGGAAAAGTGTGAATTTTGAGCCTGTGGAGGGTAAATTAATTATGTTTCCAGCTTACTTAAATCATTGTGTTCAGGTTAATGAAAGTAAGTTAAAAGGAGAAAAGGGATGGCGAATATCCGTTTCATTTAACTTTGTTCAGTGATAAGAATATATTATAGTAAAAGCTTATGTTACAAAAAGTCAAATTTGCACCAGGATTTAATAAACAAGTCACAGCAACCGGAGGCGAAGGCCAATGGATTGGCGGTGATTATGTACGGTTTAGATATGCGACCCCTGAAAAAATAGGTGGCTGGGCTCAATTGGGTAGCAGCACTTTAACAGGAAGAAACACCGCATTACACCATTTTATTAATTCCAGTGGAATTAAGTATGCCGCTTTAGGCACGAACCGATTTTTATACATCTATTCTGGAGGAGCTTTTTATGATATAACTCCTCTCAAAAGCACAACGACTTTAACTAGTGCTTTTACAACAACCAATGGCGACGCCACAGTCACGATCACGTTTGCAAGCGATCATAATATTACTAAAGGGGATATTATTCTTCTCGATAATTTTACTACTATTACCGATTCTGATTTTGGTTCTAGTGATTTTGACGATACTAATTTCCAGGTCGCCACCGTTCCCTCCAGCACAACGATTACAGTCGAAATGGGATCAAATGAAAGTGGATCGGGAGCCAGTACATCCGGTGGAATCAGAGTAAAATATTACTATTCGATTGGTCCTGC